TTGTGTGTGGATACAAAAAATTACTAGGAAAAAAAACTATAGAATTTTTTTGTAGTTTAATCCTTTTAACTTCCATGTCTTTTTGATCTGTAAACACTAAATGCCCTCCTTTATAATTGTCATTTAAATTTATGATAACACTCAATGATCGGGTTGTCGTGGTAAAATGATCAATGTGTATTTCATATTTTCCACCCACTTCATATTTTAATATATCAATTTGATTAATTTTACTACTTCTCATTTTTGGAAATTTTATTTTGTAATAGGCGTATAACCTTTCTATTTCTTTTTTTATCAAGTCCCAGTAAAATTTATTTTTAGGTGTGTTAAAGTCTAATTGATATCCCTTTACGTTTCTGACCTTTCTATCTATTAATTCACCACTTTGATCTGAGCCAACTTTAAGATTTTTCTTTGCTTTTTTGTCTATTAGTGAAACTATTTTTTTTGAAAAATCAGGGTTTACTATATTGTTTAATGATACAATGGCCTCTAAATGGTCCATATAACTATTGGAAAAAATGGTTGTGTTAACATCGTCAATAATATAACAGGTTCTAAAGTAATTCAAAGTATGAAATTAACATATTCAATACCAAAAAAAATATATTGGATAGAGAATTTTTTAGACAAAGATACATACAAAGGAATACACAACGCTATTATTAAAGAAAGAAATAAAATAAACTTAGCACCAGTAACAGGAAGTTGGTCAAAAAAATTGACCAGAGGATTGAAAGATCCTGAAAGAGTAGAAGTAAGTAATTATCCACCTTTTGAAAAACTTAAAACATTAGTGCAACATAACCCATTTGTAAGTTTGGATGATATTACCACCATAACTACTACTATCCATTTTATGAAAAAAGGCACAGGTATTAATTGGCATAATGATCATAGTTGGAAGTATGGAGCAACATATTATATAAATAGTAGATGGAATATTCATTGGGGAGGTGAATTTATGTTTGCGGCAAATGAGGGTCATGGTTTTTTACCGTACACCGGAAACTCATTAGTTATAGTCAAATCGCCATTAGACCACAAAGTTAACACAATACTTAGCCCTATAATGCCTAGAATATCAGTCCAAATCTTTATGCGGTAAAATAAATATGTTATAATTATCTATGCCATTAACAAACGTACAGATTAGACCAGGTTTTAATAAACAAGTTACCGATATAGGGGCTGAGGGCCAATGGATAGATGGTGATAATGTAAGATTTAGATATGGTCTTCCAGAAAAAATAGGAGGTTGGGAGCAACTAACTAGCGAATCACTATTAGGAGCTGTCAGGCAACAACATGTGTATGCCGATTTAGATGGTAATATTTATGCAGCTCTTGGAACTACTAGAACTTTAATAATATATTATGGAGGTGCATTCTACGACATAACACCTTTAGCGACAGCTATTACTGGAGCAACTTTTACTACGGTAAATACCAGTCCAACTGTGACTGTAAACAAATCTACACATGGTTTAGAGGCAGGTGATATATTTACTTTTACTTCGGTCACGCCACCCACAGGGGCTGGCTACACAGCAGCTAATTTTACAGAAAAACCTTTTGAAGTTGTGTCAGTACCAACCATAGACACGTTTACAATAACAATGGCTACAAACGCAGGCACTAGTGTTTCAGCAAGTGGTGCTGCAACTATAAACCCATATGAAAAAGTAGGTCCATTATCTCAAACAGCGGGATACGGATGGGGTACGTCTACATACGGTGGAGCATCAGGTGTAACTAATACTTTAAATGGTTTATTACAAGACGACACAGCAGGAACAGGTGGCTCAGGCACTAGCATAACACTTACATCCACGACAGGGTTTCCGACCTCTGGGGTAATTAAAGTGGGCGCAGAATTTATTTCTTATACTGGTATATCCACAAATGATTTAACAGGTATCACGAGAGATGTTGCAGGAACAAGATCCGCACACTCCTCAGGAGCGTCTGTAGAGTTTTTTACTGCATGGGGTGAAAGATCTTTGACATCAAATGTAATCTTGGATCCTGCAGCATGGTCTTTAGATAATTTTGGACAAATATTAATAGCTACAGTTAAAAATGGAAGAACGTTTGAATGGAATCCAATAGCCTCAACACCAAATGCTCTTACCACTAGAGCCACATTGGTAACAAATGCACCTACATCATCAGTTATGACTCTTGTTTCAGATAGAGATAGACACTTAATAGTTTTGGGGACAGAAACAACAATAGGTTCATTTAACACGCAGGATAAAATGTTTGTAAGATTTTCTGATCAAGAAAATATAAATGATTACACACCTACATCAATAAATACAGCAGGTACTTTAAGACTAGACTCAGGCACAAGAATAGTAGGTGCAGTAAAAGGTAAAGACTATATATTAATACTAACTGACACCTCTGCATATGTAATGCAGTTTGTTGGCCCACCTTTTACTTTCTCATTAAGACAAGTTGGTTCTAATTGTGGTGCGATAGGACAAAATTCCATTGCTTACATTAACGGTGTGGTTTATTGGATGGGTCAGTCTGGTGGCTTTTTTGTATTTGACGGAACAGTTAAATCATTACCATGCCTTGTAGAAGATTTTGTTTTTACTAACAAAGGAGATAATTTAGGTATAAATTACAATAGTGGTGAATTAGTTTATGCTGGTTTAAATAATCTTTATTCAGAAGTAAATTGGTTTTACCCTAAATTCGGTTCAGATCTTGTGGATCGTATTGTTACCTATAATTATGATGAAAATATTTGGACAACAGGAACTTTAGCTAGAACTACTTGGCAAGACGCAACTTTGTTTGATGTGCCTTATGCAACAGAATTTAATTCTACGGGAACCCCTACGTTCCCTGTGGTTCAAGGAGTAACTAACTCAAACGGATCTACCTTGTATTATGCTCATGAGGTTGGTAATAACCAAGTGGATAGTGAGGGTAATAAAACAGCTATTGCAGCATTCATTCAATCTGGGTCTTTTGACTTAGATGTTGAGGGTAATGGACAATTTTTTATGTCTATGAGAAGATTCGTACCAGATTTTAAATTGATAGCTGGAAATGCTCAGATTACAATTAATTTAAGAGACTTTCCAACGGACACCGCAAACTCATCACCTCTGGGGCCATTTACAATTACAAGTAGCACTGATAAAGTGGACACTCGTGCTAGATCTAGGTTTGCAAGTTTAAAAGTTGAAAACACTGCTACAGATGAGAGTTGGCGATATGGCACGTTTAGAGCAGATATACAACCTGATGGACAAAGATAATGATTACTCCTAATGCATTAACTAGAACTGGCCTGATATCAACATCACCTACAGGACTAACGACAAGATTTTTAGCTAATAGAGATGGACGTTTTGTGCCAAGAGAGATGAATGTATTTCAACAAAGATTTGATCAAACTGCTGCTCCACAAGACTTAACTCGAGTACAATCAGATAAATTTGGTTTAGCACAATTAAGAGATAGCAGTAAAAACCTAGTTAAAAATAAATTGTTTCAAAGACTTACAGATTTTAAACCACCAAGTCTAATGTTGATGTCCGAATTTTTACCTGAAAGAGATCCAGTTATGGATCAAGTAAGTGATTATTTTTCTGGATTATATGGACTAGATAATATAGGTCGTATTGCAAAAGGTGATTTAATGCAAGGTTATAATCCTATATCAGGTGGTGGATTGTACACACTTACTGGAGGTAGACTTGGTCAAGAACCAACAATAGGCCTTGATAGAGCTTACCAAAAAAGAATAGATACCATTCGTAACGTTGGTATACCTAGATTATTAAGAGCTGGTAAGGATCCAAGTAATTTGCAAAAAAGGTTAAATGATTTGATTGCAAGACAAGCTAAAGATAACGCTGCAGTGCAATTAATAAAATTAGCAAATGCAACACCTAAACAAAAACAAACCATAAGTGATTTTCAAGCTGGAAATGTAAACGTGGGTATGCCAGAACAACCAACAGGAGGAGCAGGTCCTAATGTTCCTACTCAAACATTTGCAGCTCCAACCCAACAAGGTCAAAGTCCAAGAGGCAGTATGACGACTGGGTTAGATATACCTGATAGAGGTAGAAACAGGTAAACATGGCAAAAATTAGTATTACAGTCCCTGAACCTAAAGAAGAGTACGAGCCCTCAAATCAAAGACAAATTATTGAGGCGATAGACACCTTAAAAAATCAATTAAATTTTTCTTTTCAGTTTGACTTAAAAGAAGAACAAGATAGTTTTAACTGGTTTATAGGATGACAATTCAATATAAAAATCAAGGTATAAATTTAGATTCGACAGGAACAATAAGTGTTTTGACTTGTCCTACAAACGCCACTATTCTTGTGAAACAAATACAAATAAATAATGGATCTGGTAGTTCAATTAATTTAAATGTCCAGGTCACAGATTCTTCAGCTTCTGCTACCTTTAGAATTTTTAACGAATCCGTAACAGGATCAGCCACTAAAGATATAATTAATTATACATTAGTTTTAGAAGCAGGTGATATTTTAAAAATGACAGCAGGCACTGCAGATGAATTTCAAGGTATCATATCTTATGCACTGTTAGATAGATCACAACAAAATGGATAAAAAAATTAATTTTAATTTTTTTCATTGGGGACCTTTTTTGTACAAAACGCTAATAACAGCAGAGGAAATGAAAAAAATAAATAGCTTATGTAGTAAAAAAAATAACGATTATAGAAAAAATTTAGCAGGAATAATTAAACATGAACATGAAATAGAATCAAAAAAAATTTTTCCAATTCTTTATCCTTATTTTCAAAGTTATTTTAAAGCTTTTGGTCAGCACTACAATCAAATAGAAGGTAAAAATTATGGTAACAAAATTGAACTTAAATCTGCTTGGGTAAATTATATGGTTGCAGGAGAATCTAATCCATTACATATACATGATGATGATATATCTTTTGTATTATTTACAAAAATCCCTAAAAATTTACTATCAGAATATCGAAATAATGTTGGAAATGCAAAACCTGGGGCTTTGAATTTTAGATATAGTTTAAGCTCTGGTAATTACGAAATATCCCAACATTGCTTTTTTCCAATAGTAAGAGATTTATTTATTTTTCCAGCTAATTTACATCACTATGTAAATACATTTAAATCTAAAGGAGAGAGAATATCTGTGTCTGGTAATATTAAGGTAACTAATGGCTAAACGAAAATTTACTAATTTTGTACCAAGACCGAAACCTAGGAAAAGACCTAGAAGGCACAAAAAAAGGCTTTCAAAAGGAGAGAAAAGAGATTATAAGAAGTACAACAGACAAGGACGATAATTATGAGTAATGAACTACCAAGAATACCTGCAGAAGCAAAAGAAATAATCAAACACAAAAAGACAGGCCAAGTTTACGAATCTAAGGCTGCTTTTGATGCAGATGTAGCAGATCCCAATACTGATACAACTGATGAAGATTTTTCTCAGCACGTAGAGATTACAGTTGCAAAACTTACTCTGTTTGGCAGCACAAAAAAATAATGCAACCGAGAGGCGGCACAGAGTTACAACTAGAGATGTTGTATAAGCACTGTGATAATTCTTTATTAGAACAAACACAAATCTGTACATCTATACCTGGTAAAGTTCCTTTAGATCCAAATAAACTCAATATTCTTTGGCAAAAAAATTCTTACGATCAACCAAATCTTTTTGATTTTTTTAACGACCCTAACAGACATAAAGATTATGATTGGTATGTATTTAATTCACATTGGAATTATGAAAAATTTAGACATTACTTCAAGATACCAACTGAAAGAAGCATGGTAATAAAAAATGGTTGTTATCATTTCCCAAAAAGAAAAATTTATAAAAAAGGTGAGCCAATAAAATTAATTTATCATTCAACACCATGGAGAGGTCTAAGTGTAATTCTAGGGGCAATGCAATACATACAAACGCCAAATGTAACTTTAGATGTATATTCAAGCACAAAAATATATGGGGAGGAGTTTTATAAAGAAAATGATCACTTATACAAACCATTATTTGACCAAGCAGAATATTTAGATAATGTTAATTACTTAGGATATAAACCACATGAGTATATTTTAGAAAGAATAACAGATTACCAAATGTGGACACATCCTAGTGTGTTTGAAGAAACGTTTGGGATTGGTGCATTAGAGGCAATGAGTTCTGGACTGTATTTAATAACAACTAATTATGGAGCCTTATTCGAAACGTGTTCTGAGTGGCCTATATATGTGAATTATACAAACAATTTAAAATTTCTAGCTCAAAGATTTGCGCATGCTATTGATATGGCATGTCAATCACTACATCAGGATTATATACAAGAGCATATTGAAGAACAGCAAAAGTTTGCTAAAAGGTTTTATTCGTGGGAGAAGAAAGGAAAAGAATGGGAATCATTTTTGAAAGGAGCTTTACATGAGCGACAACCCACAAGGCTATGATCACGATGAGGTAAGAAAACCGATTTGGAAAGAAAAGCCACAACAAGAACATAAAGTCTATACTAATGAAGATACCTATCAGACTATAAAAGAAATAAAAAATACTACTAATGAGCATGGTGATTTACATTTATTCATAGCTACACCATGTCATTCAGAGGTGTCAATGCATTATGTTAATGCAATTATTAGTTTAACAAAGGCATGCCACAAAAGAAACATACCCATAGAATTTTCCTTAATAAAATCATCCTTAGTAACACAAGGACGTAATCTTTGTGTCTCTGCTTTTTTAGATTCAAATGCTTCTCATTTAATGTTTATTGACTCTGATATATTTATAGATCCCTCTACTATTTTTAAAATGGTAAAAGCTGACAAAGATGTTATTTCTGTACCATATCCTTTAAAAGCTTTTTTATGGGATAAGTCATTTAAACAAATGAAAGATGGTGTTATTCAAACACCAGAACAATTAGCACAAGCAGGTAATACTTATCCAATGAGGGTGCCTGATAAAGGAGACATTCAAATCAATAACGGGGTTATAGAGGTAACACACAGCCCAACAGGTGCCATGTTAATCAAAAAGTCAGTATTTGAAAAATTAATAAAAGCGTATCCTCAGAAAGAAATAAAACAAAATACGGTAATAAATAGCAAGTTAGTGCTTAAAAAGAATATGTGGAATTTTTTCGATACAATACATGACCCAATAGATAAGACCTATTTAGGGGAGGATTTTGGCTTCTGTAGATTATGGAAAGACATTGGAGGTAAATGTCATGCCTATGTGCTTGATGAAATAACACACGTTGGAGAGCATCAATATACAGGTAAATTCGCTGATGAGTTGATAAAGATTAAGTAAAATGGTATCATTAACAACTTATATCTAAAAGGAGAAAATTTTATATGCCCATTCAAGCTTTATTACCAGTAGCATTAGGAGCATTAGGAGCGTATCAAGGATACAGAAGTGCTAAAGAAAGCGGAGCTGGAGGAATAGGTAGATTATTAGGCGCAGGTTTAGGAGGTTTTGGTGGTTATACGATGGGGACATCTTTAGGTGGTATGTTTCCGGGCCAAGCTGCTACAGGCTCTATGGCTGGTAATGTTTTGAGAACACAAGGAACAAACCCATTACAAGCTCAAAGATTAGGTAGTGCAGCTGCAGAAACAATTAAGTTAGGTGGTGGCCCAACTCCAGCAAAAGGAAATTTATTAGATGTATTTTTTAGAAAAAGTCCTGGAGGTGAAATAGATCCACTTAAATTAGCATTGACAACAGCAGGTGGTGCGTTTGTATCTGGTGCTTTCAATCAAGGGCCTACAGATATTTTTATGCCAGGATATAACATGAGTTATCTTGAGCTTGCAAATCAAAGAGGTAATTTTAGATACATTGACCCAGAGACTGGAGAAGAAAAAGAATACAGCACAATTTATAAACCAGAAGAACAAGGTTTAGGAGACAGAAGAATTGGTTCATACTCAATGCCTGTGCAAAGGCTTAACACAGGTGGACTTGCATCAATTAACAAATTTAATGAAGGTGGTATAAATTATTTACCTTCAAAAGTTTCACATGACGAAAACGATTCTAATAACTACGTAAGAGCAAGTGGTTATGTGGAAGATGGATCAGGAGCAGGAGATAAAGACGAAGATACGATGTTAGCTCAATTAGCAGACGGAGAGTTTGTAACAAGAGCAGATGGTGTATTAGGCGCAGGTATCATAGCTGGAGGAAATCCAAATAGCATTAGAGATATGAGAGAAAAAGGTGCCCAATACTTTTATGAACAACAAAGAAGATACAAACGTGTATTTGATTTATTAAAGGGAAGTAATGGCAACGCTAAACAAAAAGAAAATTAAACCATTAGTAAGTGTTTTACCTATAGAGCCTAAAGACATAGAGAGGTTTTGGCCACTTTGTGAGTTTATGGTAGCTGAAGCTTTAGCTTTTTCTGGTAAATATGCTGATCCAGAATTTATTTTTAGAGAATTAAAAAAAGATGTAATGCAATGTTGGATAATGTTTGGTTCTGATGAAACAGAAGAGAATAAAGTATTTGGCGTTTGTATTGGACGAATAGCAGAATTACCAAATTATAGACAATACGAGATAGTTATCTGCACTGGTAAAAGAAGAGAGTTTTGGGAGACACAACTTGTAAACCAAATTACAGAATTTGCTAAACACAACACATGTAAAAGATTAAGTATAATGGCAAGACCTGGTTGGGAAAGAGTATCAAAACAATGGGGTTGGAAGAAAAAACATGTACAACTAGAGAAGTGGTTATAATATGAGTTTTTTTGGAGGAGGAAGATCAGCAGCACCGAGTACACCATCGCCACAAACATCGATTGTGAGGGAGGCACCTGGAATAGAGGAACGAAAAATAGAATTGATGGATATTGCAAGACAGGTTGCGCAAGATCCTATAGATCTTCCTGATATTCAAGTTGCACCTTTCTCTGGCCTAGAGCAACAAGGTTTAACAGCTGCAGGTCAAACAGGAGTTGGTGCACCAACTACCACAGCTGGTATCGGAGCAGTTTTAGCTGCACAACAGGCAGCTGGTCAAGGACCAAACATAAATCAATTTTTTAATCCATATCAAGATTTTGTAACTAATGAAATTTTAAGACAAGGTGCTGGAATGCAAAATCAACTAGCTGCTCAAGCCGTTAGAGCAGGAGCATTTGGTGGAGGAAGAGAAGGTGTGCAACAAGCAGAATTACAGAATAGAATTTTAGATGCAGTGGGAAGATCAAGACAAGCAGGTTTCAACACAGCACTTGGAGCAGCACAAAGACAACAAGCTCAGGAAATAGCGACTGATTTATCAGCAGCACAACAATTAGGTGGTTTTGGCCAACAGCAACAACAAATGGCTCAAGCAGATATAAATCAATTAATGGGTGCTGGTGGTGTTCAAAGACAGCTTGCGCAAGCAACTTTAGATGCACAAAGACAATCACAATTACAACAACAATTTGAGCCTTTCCAAAGAGCTGAATTTTTAGCAAACTTATATGCAGCTGGACCTAAAACACAATCAGGTGTTACCATGGCAACAAACCCAACAACAAGTCCTTTAGCTCAATCAATAGGGACAGGATTAGGAGCATTCGCAGCATATCAAGGTGCAAAACAAACATAGGAGGGAAATGAATAAAGTTTTAAATAGACCTATGTTTCGACAAAAGGCTCTGAAACTTGGAGCAATAAAACCTATTCACGCACAAACTGGTGTAATGGTTGGTGCACCTACTAGGGACATAAGAGGTGGAAGATTTAGACCACCTGCTATTAATAGAGCAGGATTTTTCGATAGACAAATCAGACCTAGAGCACAAAGATTTGCAGGTATGGCTGGCAAAACTATTGCTGATGTAAAAAATTTTCCTACAAGCGCAGTTGGACAAGTTACTAGACCGAATGTAAAAGTGCCTTTTGGAATGGGAGGAGGACTAGGTGGTTTATTAGCTGGTACTGGATTATATCAAGGTGTTTCAAATGTAACTTCAAAATTAGGTTTTAAAGATGATAGTCTGCTTAAAGCTGGTATAGATTTTGGTGTATCTGGTTTATTATTTATGAACCCTTACGCTAGAGCTGCGGGTTTAGCTTATGGTGGATTTAATTTAGCAAGAAGTGCTTTAGGTGCAGGCGTTGATTATGTTGCACAAAAGCCACCGGGTACTACAAAAGAAGCCTTAACAGTTGATACAGGTGGACCTATAGTTGAGGAGGGTTTACTAGAAGAGGGTATTAAAAATTTATTTAAACCAATTGATGGATCTAAAAAAAGAAGAAGAGATCCTAAACGTAATGTAATGGTGCAAGAGCAAATTGCAGAAAACAGACAAAAATTAATTGATGCAGGTTTAGAAAATTTATTACCTGAAAATAGATTTAAAGGCAGAAGAGGTGCCGTATTAAGAAGACAAGAATTATTAAAACAAAAAAAAGCAGCCGAAACTGCATCTCTACCTCAAGAGCAAAGGAATAATATTTTAGCATCAGAGGGAGATCAAATAGCACAGAATGCTACTGAAGAGGGCGGAGCTGCTAATTTAAATGTTATTCAAGAAGATGGAATAACAAATTACCAACAAACACCAGAGGAAACTAGAGAGCAAGGAGAAGCTATAGGTGAGGCATTAGCAAAATTAAATCAGGCACCTTTAGGAGAAACGACTGAAAAAGATAAACAGCAACAAGAAGAAGACGGTGACAACAATATTAATTTTGGCGGTCCCTCTAATGATCCACAATTTAACAAAACTATTCAATTAGCAAAAAAATATTACGATGAATTAAATAAAGGTCAGGGTTCACAAGCTAACCTAGTTTTCTTAGCTAATTTAGCCTCAGGTTTACTAACAGGAACAACTAGAAAAGCAGGAGTGGGCGGTGCTCTTGAAGTTTTAGGTCAAGCTTTGGGACCTGCGGTAAATAATTTTGTAACAGTAAAATTAAAAGAAGGTGAATTAAGAGCTAATATAAGAGAACAATCTCTTTCAGCAGCTTTAGACCATATGAAGTCTTTAAACACTGCTGCTAAAATAGATTACCCTGATAGAACACCTGGTGTATTTCAAGCGTTAGATCCAAATGGTGAATTAATAAACTTTTTTGGTTATCAGTTAAAAGATGGAACAGTGCAAGCACCTAGAGGTGAGATGGTAAATGGTAGAGAAACATTTGTCACTGTACCACAACAAGGTACTTTTAGTTTTCAAGGAA